ATTGATTTCGAATCCGAAAAATTCTGCCATAATTTACCTCATATTATCGGAGGGGATAATTAAATCCCCTCGTCCAATATTATTTATATACCTACGAAGTAGTGTCAGATTCCCAGTATTGTACTTGGAATTCAACTGTGAACTCTTCAATGGTATTTTCTGAATCATAACTGACTTCTATCTCAGAAACGTTAGTTGGAAATAGACCTCTAAAGTCGTATCTCTTTGTAACTTCTCCAGCTTTATTCAATTGCTCAACAATTGCATCAGCCTGATAGTCTGTAGGATTTGATAATCCTGTGTTGTCGTTATTATTATTAATACCATTCATCCAACGTTCCATAGCGTTACGAACTTCGAAACCAGTGTCATTAATGACAGTGATTGTCCAAGGATCAAATGTTCTGTCACCAGCTATTTGCAATGTTCTACCTCTGAATAATACAGGGATAGGTGCAATAATTGATGCAGGCATTTGAGCTGTTTTACACATAAATGATGTAAGTTCTACATCACCCTGTGCATAACCTGGATAGTTCATAGTTACCTTAAAAAGGTTGGATCTTGCGCCACCGCCTACTAGTTTAGATTTAAAATCATCTACGCCTAAAATTGCCATGTGTTAGTCCTCCTATGAACCTGAGATCTCAGAGAATTCAACTCCGGATCTGGTTGCTACAAAGTTCAGTGTTATGAAGTTAATAGATCTGCTTGGCTTGATAAAGATATCTGCCACAAATCGATTTCCATCAATCACTGCGCTAGTATTGTTAGTTTCGTCACAAACTACTAAAAAGTCTGTAAGTCCACGTCTACCTTTGACGTCTCTTAAGAACGGTTCAACTAAATTTCTGAACTGTGCTCTTGTAAATTCGTCGTTAAATTCGAATAGTTGCGCTTTAGCTGCTGTGCTAACCGCTTTTTCTAATGCGATAAAAAGTCTACGTACATTTATTCTGTCGAATGCTGAAGGTCTACTTAATAAAGTTTTGTCACCAAATAATAATGTACCTTGTCCAGGTAATGATACTATTGGGTTGACTCGAGCTTTATATAAAGTATCTCTGTCTGCTTTCTTAGGATTAAATGCAAGTTTTGTTACTCCCAACAATTGACCTCTATTTACACCAGCTGGTGAGAACCATGCGTCTGCTACTGAATCAGTATTAGCACATAATCCTGCGTGGTGTCCTGCTGCTCCAATCCATCGATATACGTCGTTATATTTGTCGTATACATAAACGGCTGTTGAGTCGCAAGATGCGTAAGAAGTAGATGATAAACCATCAGCAAATGCTTTTACATCTGCTGCAGGTGTTGAACTACCTACTGTGTCTTCAATTGGTGGTGATACAAAAGCCATACAATCTTTTCTAGCATTTACAATAGAAATTAAATCTTCTGCTAATGTTTCAGCGCCATTGGCATCTGGAACACTAAACAATAGATTTACATCTACAGTGTCTGCGTCTTCTAAAAGATCATAAGCTAATGCTAATTCTCCTGTTGTTGGCGCATTATCATCGGTTCCACCTGCTAGTGAATCCTCTAATGCGCTTGTATGAACGTCAAATGCTCCGCCTGTTGCTAGTGTTGAACCAGCATCAGTAAGGTTTACACTATCATGATCAATCCATCTAATATAGTTAGATTGATTTGATATTACATCCTTGTAGTAATTGGAAGTGCCGTCATCTTTCTTAGCATCAGATGCTTGTGATAAGAATCCAAAAGTTTCTAATATGGTTCCGGCTGTGCCTGATATTGCTCCATCTTCATCTATAACAGCAATATGTAATTCATCATTACTTGCTCCAACTGCAGCTGCAGCTGTAGATGTTCCTGGTGCACCATCGAAGCTCGAAGCATATGTCCAGCCACTAAAACTAGATATACCTTGCGAAATCATTGATACTTTTAAGCTATTTCCCAGGACTCCTGGAAATTTAGCCGCCCACAATCCCAAACTAAGACTACCGTCAGCATAATTATTTTCATAATCATCGTCATTTTTTATCAGCTGTCCTGTACCTTGCGCGGTCGCGTTTGCGTGACCGGAAGATGCTCGAACTACTTTTAGTGCATTGCCATACTTTAAAAAAGATGCTGCAACTAAGAAGTATTTAGCTGTGGAATCATCTGGAGCTCCGAATATACTTGCAAGTTCGTTTTCAGAACTTACTGTAATTACTTGCTCCGTAGGACCCCAGTTGAATGCTCCTGCAAATCCACCAATGCTGGTTGATACTGCTGGGACCACATTCGTAGCGTCGATCTCTTTGACCTGAACGCCTGGTGATACTTGAAATGCCATCGCTTTATCCTCTATTTTGAGTTAGTTAATATGTTTCATAATACGAATATTCAATACTATTATTTATAATAAAACGTTCTCCATGAACTAATGATCATTATCATCATTTTGTTCTGTTCTTTCACTTAATATAAATCTTCGATTTGGATTAATTGCTACTTTAAATTGTGTCATCAGCTTACGATTAACTAACATTTCAGATGCAGTATCTTTGGTAGTTAATCCAAGTTCGGCAATGTAAGTTTTATTATTAAATCTTATTTCATGTTCAACAATCGGTCTTTTATCAAAATCAACTAATCCTCTTCTTGGCTCAGATATATCAATCACTTCACTTCTAAATGATTTGCCGTTTTTTGACCATTTAACAAAATCACCATCAGCTTCTAATTCATCTACGTGAAGCATTGTTGCAATTGCACTATTTCCCGTATCAAACTTAGCTCGTATTGGATCATCTTCTAATCCTTTTAATATAATAGTTTCAATATAACCTGCTTCAGATCTCATTAAAGGCCTTCGATTTAAATCACTACTAAAGAAATCAATAACAGCACTAATCATTTGTTCATCAGTTTTTTTACCGATACCTTCTTTTGTCTGTAAATCATATGCATAAAAATGCGAACGTATACCTGGTGAACCATTCACTTCTAAAATATATGGTTTGCCTTTATATACACAGTGATCAACACCACAATATAAAGCTCCACTACTTCTTGCAGCGCTTATAATAATATCTTTTTCTTCTTCAGAGAGTTGATAAGGTTTTGTATCAGCGCCTAAATGTACATTATTTCTAAAATCATTTTGATTTTTTCTTATTCTTTGAGCGGCTCCTATAATATTACCACCCACTACAAGCGTACGTACGTCTGAATCTATTTTAAAATATTCTTGTATCAGTATTTGTGCTTTAAATTTCCAAAGAGATTCAGCAACAGAAACTAAAGAAGGCATATCATTTACTATTGATACACCTACACCTTGAGTTCCAGTTAAAGTTTTTATAACAACTGGAAACTTACCACCAATTCTTTGATGAGCATCTTCAATTGATTTTTTATTTGATAAAATAGAAGATCTTGGACTTGGGATATTATTTCTTTCAAGCATAATAACATTTGACATTTTATTATCGCATGATAGCATTGCTTCTAAATCATTAATCAAAAAGAATCCTATCATTTGTAATGATGATACAATGGCTTGAGCAGCTAGTGTTTGAATTGCTCCAGCTCTTACAAAAATCATTGAGTTACGAGTTTCTATTTCTACTGAATTATCTTCGCCATCAGCATTTTGAATTGTAACTTTACCAATCTCTACATCTTTTTGAGATATCCAAGCTTCATCAACATGAACTAAATCAAATTTTATATTCTTTTTCTTTGAAACCTTTTCAGCCAAATCAGCAAAGGTTCCTTCTTCACCGCCTTTACCTAATACAACAACATGCAAATCTTGTTGCTCTATTGGCTCTTCAAATTTTTCTGTAAAATATTCGTTAAAATTTTGCATTTCCTGTCCACTCTTGTTCGAACCAAATGTTTCCATCAGGGTCTTTAGTATATTTATCCCTTTCGTAGTTCCCACTCTCTACGTATCCAAATGGTAACATATCGTCTTGAATAGCCTTTAATCTTTCTTTATATAACATATCTTTCATATCAATATTAGTTAATGCTTGAAAAATATCAGTTGATGTAAACCATGCAAATAAAACTAAGTTCATCATTAAATCATCATGATTTGGAGCAATAGCCATATAACTATTTCCTCTACTTACAAAAGTACTCATTTCAATAATTGTTTGAGCATCATTTATTTTAAGCTTACCTTGTTCAATTAAATCTTTAATTGATGAACAACCAATACGTTTTACTCTTCTTGTCATTGTAGCACCAAGAGCATTTGCTTTAATACTTGATTCTACAAACATATTCTCATATTCTAAATCATAATATAAACCATTACAAACAACCGCACCTTGATCATTACTTTCTATAACAACATAAGCTTTATTATATAGATTAGCATATTTGTATATAATATCTGGTAATAACATTGGAGATATATTATTATCTCTAAAAATTGCAACCTGTTCAAATGGTTGAGTCGTTACATCAATAATTGTAAATGTGCTATAGTCTTGATTTCTTCCTTTTGAAACGTCTACACACATTACATACTCATGCTCTTTTCTTGGTTGATGATATATAAAAA